TAACTAATGATTCGTATTCTTCTATGTAATTTACCACTTATATAATTTACCTTCTACGACAAATGAATTACCTATCATTGGTACTGGCACTGGTGTAACTTTACCTTTATCTATATAGAGTAAACCAAAACCAGATGCCCAGTTGGCACTTCCTCCCTTGAGGTAGGTTGCCTGTTTTAAATCCATTATGTTTCCAACTTCAAAACCATAAAGACTTGATGTTACTTTTCCATTATACGCAGTGTTAAAATGTAGGAGTCCGAGTTTATGCGTATGTCCACAAAGTACACTCATACCAATTTTTTTAGCAAGAGCCATCGCTGTACCACCTGCATAACGTGATGATGAACCTTCATCACCGTGACCCATTACCCAACCAGGAGCGAAGTTCCAAAGTTTGTTGTGGTAAGTAATTCCTAAATCACGATAACCAAGAAGTTTCTCATACTTTAAATCTCTTAACGTTGCAAGGGCTGGCGCATCGCGCTCAATGTATCTTTGTATTCTATCGCCGTGATTTGACCTCATTAAATGAAATTCACGGTCTCCAATTGCTTTACGAAACTTACTCATAATAGATGTAGTTTCATCTAAATCTCTTTGCAGATTAGAATGTTCTGCAACATATCCCTTAGACCAGCGTGCTGGTGCTAAACAATCTGCTTCATCACCAACGCAGAACAGTTGGTCTGGTTGATAATCTTTAACGAACTTTATTACTGCATTAATTGCTGGTTTATTATGCAGAGGAATCTGCATATCCGATAGGACTACTATGCGTTTCATTCAACGCCTTCCCATTGTTTATCTAGCACCATCATCGCGATGATTGCGTAGTTTGCTATATCTAAAAACGAATCTCTTAATGATTCATTTTCTGGCTTCGCACCTGTTTCAACTAGATTGTTAATGCGAGCAAGTTTGTCAAACATTCTTACTCTTAATCCGTTTAATGGACCACCAGGTGAATCAGATATATTTTTTGGACCATAATCTTTTTGTTTCTTAATCAACAACTCTGCTAAACCATCTGTGTATACATAAGTTAATTCAGCAAATCTTGCTTCGTTGTACATTAGGCTGCGACCTCAATTTTTTCTGTTAGTAGGTGTTGTTGATTAGATGCAAATAAACTATTTACATCTTCTCCTTCTGGAATATTAATCTGAATTAGTGATTGTATCAATCTCACCTTCACATAAACATATCCAATCAGTTGCTTGGAAGTACGCACCAACATTATATAAATGTGTTGTTGCTCCAGGTATTCCTAAATACTTTGGTTCGGTTCCATCAATAGAACGAAATCTAATATCAACTACACCTGCTTCAGTGATATAAGGAATTGATAATCTTCCTTTGTATGCTTCGTGTCCAACTGCAGGTTCAGCAACAACACCTAACTTAAATCTCTCTACGTCTTGCAGTGAGAGACCCCTCTTTGCTAGGTACTCTTCTGCCAAGTTTACGTGCTGTTGGTACTTTAATGCTGTCTGTTCCAGCAATTTCTTCTGCTCTGGACTTTGCTTCACTGAATGATACTCCTTCTTGCTCCATAATAATCTTGAAAATGTCACCTTTAACATCACAAGCAAAACATATAAATGCGTTGTCTTCGTTACTTACTGTCGCCGATGCGTTCCTATCAGAATGGAATGGGCATTTCATAGAACGCCACCCTCTACCTGATGGTACACTACTTGCGCCGTAAGACACAAGTACCTTAGCAATTGGCGAATCAGACATCAAGTTCCCTTATTAAAGATAAGAACATATAAAATGGCATAGTTGCATACCATTCGCCAACATCTGTTGTTCCTTTTCTTTTGTGAACTACAGCACCTGTTACGGCATTTGCGTTATCTACTTCAACTACTAACTCTTTAACCCAACCAGATAGTTCCATCTTTTTATGGTCTTTGACTTCAAAAACAACATCATCAATACCTGAGATGTCACCCTTATCTAGACTTCCTTGTAAAGCACGGCGTTCTGCTTTAGGAAATCCATTGGCTTTAAGGTATTTAACTACAGCAGTTTCTGCAGCAGTACCTTTCTGTTTAGATTTACTCATCTTCACCTATATTCGATTCGTTATTGCAAGTGCAATACCACGTCTTAAGACATATATAACATTTGCCATCATTATCCTTAGACATTAATCTCTCGGTCAATATCATCAAGGTTCATATATTCAGGATTAAACTTTAGATACACAGCATCAGTACCACTAGCATTTGCAGCACCATATCTATTCTTAACAGGTGATACAGCCATATCTCCTGCTGGTGTTATTGCCATTGTACAAATCAATGCTGGCATCTGTGAAACTTTACCTTGAATACTTGAACGTGGTGGACAAGGGTTTCCATCAAATGCTTCAGAGGTATGATGTAGTAAAAGAATTGCAGCGTTAGTATCTCTTGCTAAGAATTTGATTTCTTTCATAGTAGAGCGCATCGCTGACCACTCTTCTCCACCACCATCTGAAATATCTACAAGGTTATCTAAAACAATTAGATGTGGATTCTGTCCGTGCACTTCTTCAAATGCTAAAACTTCTTCATCTAAATCTGTTAATGATGGGGCTGCTTCAAATGACCAAAAGATATGTTTAGCGTTCTTATTAATAATATCTTTAGCCCAAGATTGTTCTTCTGAAAGTATTCTTTCTGCTTCATCTTGTGTCTTACTTGTAACCATAGAAAACAAACGCATACTCATTGTGTGTGCGCCAGTATCTGCTGAAACATAAAGTGTTGGAACATTAGAACGAAGAGCAATAGCGAGGGCAAGAGTTGACTTGCCCACGCCTGGTGCTCCAGCAAACATTGAAACTTCAGAACGTCTAAGAATTATTTTCTTCTTCTCAAATGCTCTGAAGACAGGACGAAGAGGTTCCCCTCCTGCTTCAGTCTTGCCAATTGTTCTGCTGAGAGTTCTCATTGTTTAGACCCAGCCTGGCTCTCCACGCTTAATCCAAATTGGTTCGCATTGGTCTGAAGTTCCTTTAGCAGATGGACACATCCACGCTTGCCAAGGTCCTTTACCACTTGCTCCTGCTTTGTGTTTGCGTGTTCCGTGTTTGCAACTTGGTGATGGTGTACTTGGTGCAGCAACATTAATTGCTGTAACAGTTCCACCAACAGCACTTGCAATTTCAGAAATAGACATTGGACTCATTACTTCTTCCAATGCACCAATAACTGATTCAACTTTTCCAGCAACAGCATCACTTACGTTTTTGCTGAAGGCTGACCAATCATCACCACGAACGGTAAGGATTGTTCCTTTCGGTGTCTTTACGTTTGCTACAAACGTTGACTCACTTGACATTGATTACTTCTCCTAACGGAAGATGGTTCTTACCATCTACCCAATAGCAGTGCTCCTGATAGGAACACAGTTTACATCCCTCGAAGTTAGGCAGATATAAATTATTCTCTCTCGCTTTTTGAAAGAGACTAACCATTTCATCTAACTTTCTTAATGTAAATTTATCTAGGCTAGTAGGAATACTTGTGCTTCCTTGTCTAGCCATCCAGTATACGCCGTAAGACGGACGTATTCCCAATGCACGTTCCATCATACAAGCATAAACTTGTAATTGTAAATCTGATTGTGGTGTTCTTATTCCTGTCTTAAGGTCTAAGATTACTAATTCACCTTCAGGTGTAACGAATACTCGGTCAATGGCACCTTTCATAAAGATGTCACCAATTTTAATTTCAATCATTAATTCAATGGCAGGTCTACCTTCAGGTGTTGTCCATAGTTTCCAACCTGAACCTTTACGCCACTCAACCCAGTTGTTTAAGAACGTTTTTCCATTCTCAAACCACCAATCATAGTTCTCACCATTAGGGTTAGCCTTAGTTGTTCTTGTTGATTGTCTAAATGAATCTTTAGGTATTAAGTCATAACTTCTGTCTTTAGATTCAAATGTCCAAGCGTCTGACCAAATCTTATTAATATCCAATTTGATTAAGCCTTTCTCTTGGAATAATTTTACCATAACTTTCTTGTATTCCTATGTTCCAACCGTCCTCGGCGCGTATCCAACCAAGCACTTCAACTTCTTTAAACTCTGGCGCAATAGCAATAGCACCAACAATTATTAAATCTCTGTTTAAATCTTTATGTCTTACGGCAGGACCAGATTTAGTTCTGACTCTTCTAACTTCAATGTTAGTTCCAACATCAGGAATAAATTTATTATTTTCGTGTTTACTTTCATCCCAAATAGATGCTGTCCAATATTGATTCATCGCTTTAGCAACTGCTAATTCGCATATAGCACTAGCAACTTGTGCTGTTCTATCATCTTCCATACGAGACCTATCGTAATAAGATGCATCAGATTTATCCCAGTTCGCTGTAAATCTTCTGATACCTATATAACTTGCGTATTCATATTCCCAAGGTTCAAGTTTAATTAACATTATTTTCTGTCTCCCATAATTCTAAATCATAGATTTCTGTTGCCTTGTGTACTGCTGAACCACCAAGATTCCAGATTGCTGGTTGCTCATCAACTTTTGCTATGCGTCCAAGATAGTACTGCCATCCACAGTTTAACCAAGTTGTTAATGATGAATATGAAACGTGTTCTGGTACTTGATGACCATTAATTTCTAACATTTTATCTCCTGTCTCTTTGTCTCTAAGGATAGTCAGGGAGGGGGAGACAACCCTTCCCTGACCAAAGGAGGAAGTGCAAAACACTTCTAAGTAAAACAATACCAAAGGTTTATCATTTATGCAAACGCATAAATGATATTAATATAATTACTACTATAGTAGTTATATTATATTATAT